TCAGACATAAAGCTGTTGCAGCACTTTGACCTGAGATAATTGACCGAACGTACCAGTGGGACTATCCTTACCAATCAACTTGTCTTCAGTATTCATTTCCTCAGCTTCTTTCAGGTCGACCCAAGCAAAATTAGATAGCTCCTCATCAAGCTGAATCTTATAATCATCTTGCTTGCCTTCTAAATTAATTAAAAAGATTAGTCCGAGTCTTACTGGAGAATCTTCATCTTTCTTCCATGAATAACTCTGTAAAAATACTGGATGAGAGTCTACTTTTAGACCAATTTCTTCTTCAACCTCCCTTTTGATAGCTTTTTCTACCGTTTCTCCAAGTTCAATTTTTCCTCCCATATTTTGCCATTTTCCTGGAAAGATATCGTCATTCTCGTTTCTTTGTACAAGTAAAAATTTGTTTTGACACTTTAAAACAACGATGACGGATGTAATCTGTAGCGGTTGCATATTTTTATTCTATATCTATCTTCGAGCGAATCAAAACCCAAGTTTCAGGAAATTCATATTCCTCTCTCCTAAACATGTTCCAATCCCTAGAAGGATGAAGTGAGCAAATAGTTGGTATTCCTTCATATTCCAACACCGTGTTTACACGATCCTTAAGTTTACCTTTCCCGAAAAGAAATTCTGCTGGTTTACTTCCAAATATTATTATTAATTCTGGTTCAAACAATTCTATTTCTTCCCTTAAATACCTGTCTGCCCAAAAACTATCAGGATTACCTTTTGCATAACACTTGGAGTAATGCGTCCAATAAAAGTTATTTAGGAACTTGTCCTTATAGCTTTGATAGTCGGCTCTTACTCGCTCCAAACTCTCTGCATTATCTGAACCAAAAAAAACAAGTGATATTACTCGTTCCTCAAAACCTGAGTGTTTATCTAAAACATCTTTCTCTTTATCAGTATCAGAAGATGGATCTGAGCTAATAATAAGATATCTCTGAGAAGGCCTTAATTCGTTTATGACAGGAATTGTGTCATTATCACATCTTGCAGTTGCTTGAATTTGAGCATTCAGCTCGGTCAATCGTTCATAATTCATTTTTAGTACATTGCGGCTGGTTTAAGATAGAAATGAGCAGAAGCCACCATAATCGTGACAAATCTCTTTTTAGCCTCTGGAAATCCAGATTCTAGCAAGACTCTATTTAGTAATTTGCAAGCAAATAGCATATCCCAAGGGAAAAGCTTGACGACATCAGTACTCCTTACATACATAAATAACTCAGCTTGCCCTGGTCTATAGAGAATCTGTACATGAGAAATACAATCTGTTGTAGAAAAAACAAATCGTCTCGAAGTGTAGTCTTGAGTTTTATCAAAATATAAAGTTTGTTCTACTGCTTGTCTTAAGCCTCTATAAATAAACTCATATAGGTTATGCTCCAAACTCCTAATGGCTTGTGTATTTATATTTAGTTTTGAGTAATAGTCTCGTACAGCATTCTCTTCCTTGATCAAGTCCATTTTTGATACATCAAGTTTTGATACGACAACCCCAGTTAACTCCTTCGTGCCGTTGACTTCCTTGCCATCCTTCTTAATGGATTCAGTAATTTCTTGAATTTTATCGATTATCACTTTGCTCATATGCTTCTACCTTAGATAATATCTCTTGGACAGTATCTTCTACGGACTTGTCTGTTGTGTCTATCTCAATAATCGGCAATCTAGCAATCTCTTGGGCATATTCCCTATAATACTCTAAAGCCTGATCAAGATGCTCTAACCTAGCCTCACTGAACTCATCTTCTTGTCTAATTCTTTCTCTAAGAACTTCGGGGGCACACGAAAGTAATACATTTAAAACGTCAACGTTTTCGAGTTTGCTTAACTCACCCTCCGCCATACTGATCGAATCAGTTCTATCTCTTCTTCCAGACAACTTATCATAAACCCAAGCTGAACCAGTAAAACGGTCTATACATAAAAATCGATAATTAGCAGCTCTATTTACTTCTCTAATAAGGGTGGATTTACCAACCTTGTCAGGACCTTCAAATGACAGTATGGTTAAACGCTGTTCATGTTCTGTCATTTCAAAAAGCTCTTTTTCGTTACTTTTTCAGCTCCAATATAGTATTCAGTTGGCACTTTTGGTAAGTCATACACCATTTGACGAACCGTTTTGTCATAGAAAAAGTTGTTTTTGTTGTAATCAAAATCGTGATCTTTATCTGGCACAAACATTGATGTGCCTACTTGTCTGTCAGACAATGTGTAGAAGCACTTTCCATCTTTACATTTATTCCTAAGCATAGGTTCAATATTGGGAAATTTCTTCAAAACAGCCTCTCTCATCCTCCTAGCAACCATTACCATTTCTGGTTCTTGAGTCTGCACACAATCTCTTTTGGGTATAAAAGTGGCTAATGTAACTAAATTAAACTTTACATATATAAAAGTTTCTAAACAGTGCGGAAGAATCCTTCTAGCGTCCAATACTGGAATTTCCATAGTATCTAGCATATCAGCATATAGCTTTTTGTTTTCAAGTACTTGAGACCTAAATTTTTCATAGACTTTTTTATCTTTATAAATACTTCTTGGAACCAAAACTCTATGATGTCTCCAGTCTTTGTCTCCTGAACATTGCTGTGAATAAGTTGCACCAATTCTGTTTCGCACTATCTGGTGAGTGACCAGTCGAGTTATTCCCGAAACACAAAAGACAAAGTCATAAAGCTCCAGAGATAAAGGTAGACCTTTTTTCTCAAATGCATGTATCTTTAAATCTTTAAGTATTTCTTTGTCTCTCTTTTTGTCTTTGTTAGGAATATATGGATCGGTCATCCAAGTTGCTTTCTGAAAAGCATAGGCAGTTAGATCAATCTTTGAGTCTGGATAATAAATTAGGTCTACCTTTACAGAATCAAGTGAGTCAGCAAATTCTGATCGAGGAGTTTCTCCTTTTAAAACTTCAGCAGGTTTCTTATGAGTTTTTGCTTTTGGATTATGAGGCATATTAATTATAATTTAATATTGACTATAGTAACATTAACCACTACTTTTGTCATCAACTTTTTTATCATTATCTTTAAAATATTGCTTAAAACGTTCGTCCACAATTAACGATTTTCTCCAAAATTCGTTTACAAAATCTTCAAGTGTAAAACCCCAAACATTACCTAATCCAAGCCAGTACTTAAAAACATCAATCCACTCCTCCAACAACCTCCCTCTATCAACTTCTATATGTTTATATTGACCCATTTTCCAATTTACTTCTCTTAAAAGTTCGTGGGCTTCGTCCTCTATGTGTAGTACAAACTCTTTGGTCAGCTTTTGTTGAAGTTCGATATCACGTACATTAAAATCGAAAAAATTAGCATTAAATTCCTTCTGTTTATTCCAAATCGATAAAAAGTCATATCTTGCTATCGAATCTTTAATAACATCTTGAACCTTACAAGTGTGATTCCATGTTGCAAATCTGCCAACAAAACGCACATTGGGAGGCGGAATATTGTTGAGATCAGTTATCACAATTCCATAGCGGTCAGTATAAACATTTAAAATCTCAGCTTTGGGCAGTAATTTCTTTATTTGAGTTTTATTTAGTTCGCCTGTGAACTCATATAAGTAAGAATCATTTGAATATCTATTTACCCTTGTATATGGCACTTTCTTATCTAGAAAATAGACCAAATCCCAATAAAGACTCGTTTTCTCTACTGGATTAGATTTAGCTAAAACAAATGTTTCAGGCAATGACTTCAAGTTTCTCTCGCGTCCATAAATTTTCCAAAAAACAGGTGCAGGAATTGTAGAAATCAAATCTGTATAACGATAGCGTCCTTTTTCGGTTATAATTTCGTTTTCCGTAATTCTTACTACTTTATCTTTAACAATCTTCACTTCCTTCGCTAACGCTTTTATAACTTTGTCTAGTGGAATTTTGAAAATAGGTATATACACATCATCTGTAGATAACGTGGTATCGGTAATCTTAAAGTCAAAATTGAGTTTATTTAGATCTTCCCAGGGAGTGAGCTTTTTTGCAACCATAAGCTCTTTTAAGTTGGCGGGGATATTTTCCTGAAGCTTATCCTGATAAAAATATCGCATTACCTGAGCTTTCGGTTCTGGATCAATATTTAAGTCTTGAAGCAATCTTTTTGTTTCTGGAGTGTCGTGCAGAAGTATTGTAGAAGTGAGGTAGCTATTCTTTAGTTTTCCTCCTATATCAGGTGAAATAATTTGAAAGTCTCTATTATAGAAGCCGTATATAAGTCCCGATATACCACCGCCTATAATGAACTTTGTATTTCCGTTATTCATTTCATAATTTTAAGGCAGGATATATTAAAAAATATAGCTGTAGTGTATCAAAAGCAATCAGATAAAACAATAATTCGCCAAAATTTGTGATAAAAAAATTAGTCACCACCTAACATCAATCATTGAAAACTATTTGCTATAGTGCCTCAGATGTCAAAGATTAATGAAAGTTGGCATAAAAATAACCCTATACCCAAAAAGGTAACTATTAATCAAAGAATTCAGTGGCATGTGGACCACCAACGAGAATGCGGTTGTCGTCCCATCCCTCCTTTAATTCAGACCAAAATGCTTGAACGTGAGCCAAAACTCGTAGTTGGTGTTCTAGCGCGATACAACAACAAATTTTTATTAGCCAGAGAAACTCTCGAAGGAGGAAAAGACTATTGGATTATCCCTGGTGGCAAAGTAGAGTTTGGAGAAACAATTGAGGAAGCAGCCAAAAGAGAAATCCTTGAAGAGACAGGAATCAAAGCTAATAATTTAAAATTTCTAGCATATAAAGAAGCGATTGCGCCAAAGCATAATTATCACACCGTTATTTTCTTTTTTGAAACTTCTGCAAAAAACCAAAAAATTAAAGACGACATAGAAGGAAAAGTAATTGAGGCACGATGTTTCACAAAAAAAGCGGCACTAAAGTTGCCGCTAGTGTTTAGCGCTAAGTGGTTGTTTACTAAGATAATTTAAATCTTCAAAAACTTTGGAGACTTTAAAGTAAACCCAAACCACAGGATAGCCTTTTGCTAGCTCTTTTGCATACCATTCATTATGAACCTGAGCGAATTCTTCAGGAGTCTTTTCTTCCCAACCCCTTGATATTAGTTCCAAGTCTTCTTGGGTAACTGTATCAAATGGTCTTACTTCAATCCCTTCAATTTTCGCTCTCGCAAAGACCTTTGGTGGTGCAAATCGGGGTCCATAAGTTAATTCTATTTCTTCAGCTTCAGATAGCCTGTCAATCCACTGGTGGCTTCTAGGTCTAGGTTCTAGGGTTTTTTTACCATCTAGCACATACCCAACTTGATCTTTTAAAAACTTTAACTGAGGCCTTCTTTCCGTCATTCGCATAATTTTACTCTGTCTTGTTTACGGATCACAATAATTGTGATCCAGACATTCACTCCCCACAAACCTTCTCTAACTCCTCCAATATCCTCACCATGGCAAAGGTGTCCAAAGTGCAGTATTCACAAAGATTATTAGCAATTTCGTCTTTTCTGTCTTGGTTTTTACTGCCTAGAAAAGTATCCATCCAAAGCCTTCTCGCAAGCATACCATCTGAAACATCAAGATCTTTGTGATTTAACTCTGGGCAAAGAACAGGTAGCACGTTTTTGACTGATGCACTACCAAAAAAGTCTTTGTCAAAAAACCACATATTGGAGAAAGGAGTCATTAAATCAACTACTCTTCCATTAAGGCTTTCAAGAAATTCTTTGTATTCGGGATGAAGTCCGCACATTCTGTCATTGCACCCTTTTTCATAGCTCATATTCCAGGTGAGTACTGTCCCATGATCTCCAATATCTTGTTTGAGCTTTTCAAGGAGTTTTGGCATGGGGTTTGATCTTTCTTGGTGCAAGTACTCAGTGTGTCGAGCTTCTCCACCAGGTGAATCAATAACATGGAGCGAATACTGGAATGGATAATCTTTGTATGGGCTAAGGCCGTCAAAGTCGGGAATTACAGATGAAAAAGTTTCGTAGTCAAAAAAGTAGAGTGGATACTGGAAAGTGCTTAAAAACTCTTTTATCCTTTCTTTCTCAAAAATTCTTGTATTATCTCTTGTCGTTTTAACTTGGGCTATTTGCTTGGGCCGAAGGCAAAGATCCTCCGGAATGTCTTTCAGAAGAGTAATCCCAGCATCCTCAAGTTTGGCAATTTGCTCGGCGTTAGGGTAGCAGAGAGAGTAAATGCTATACGGGTCGAGACTTGGGTTTAGGCTTTTGTAGATACTCATCCATTCGGAAAACCAACTGCCATTTGATATCCCAAGCTGGTTTGCATGTCTGGGGGAAATATCTGGCATTTCACTTTGAGAAAGCACTTCAAAAGCTTTTTTAATTTGCTCCTGTGTAATTTCTGCGAGTGCATGAACAGCCCCAGTCACATCTGTTTTTTCTGTGATTTTTACAGGGTCAATATTTCCTTCCCGCACATATTCACAATTTACATGAATTACTGAAATATTCCTCACCTTCATCCCAGCACGTCTCAAGACTTCCAACTGAAATGCCAAGTCGTACTCATGCTCAGGCTTCACCTTTGTGCTTGATTTAATTTCAATTAAATCAAAAGTGTCCTCTGATACTCTGTCTAAGACATCAAATACACAAGTAATTCCCTCTGCTTCAAATCTCCCCTGAAGTATTATTTTTACTCCCGCATTCAAAGCCGCAGCGGTTCTAGTAGGGAGAGAAACGTACTCGCCATAATCACTAAATCCAAGCTTAACAGCATCAAGAAATAGCTCCTCTGCATGCCCCTCAAAATCATGCCCTGCATCAAATATCGCTTGAGTATTTTCGTCAACAGGAAGAAGTTTGTCCTTCTGATACTTCTTCAGCCACAACCAAGCAGGATGTCTCAAAAATAACATGTAATCTGATTTGGATAAATTCATATCTCCAATTCAAAGTTTATATTCTTCTCAACATATCTCAGTCCTCTGTTTGTCAAAACTACTTGCTCGTTTCGATAGTCGATCAGAGCATCACTGTTAAGTTCCTTCAAAGATTTACGAAATCTTCCACTGTTGTGTATGCTATATTCAGTCCAATCTAGCAGGTCAGACTCCGAGATTGGCCGTGGATACTTCTGATACGATATAACCAATATCTTTTGCTTTGTACTCAGTTTTGGATCTAAAACTTTAAGTCTGCCACCTATTTCCTCAAGAAGGGGGACTTTTCGCTCGATAATTTTTTTAATTTCGTCACGAGCGTCATCCGGACTAATTTGCGCCCCTGTTCTAATAAGTTCAGCCATGACCCAATTAGCCGCTTGTATCACAAGCGTCGCGTCCATTTCATTAACCATAATCTGAGAAAGGTGGGCCACATTCCGGTTGTTTCTAAAATCCATTATTGTTTCCACCAAAGAGGGGATATAAAGCCGTAAAGAATCCTCAATAGCCATATTTTGAGCGATCTGTGTAACAACTTGCCTCCTGGGCAGAGTGGTACCTATAGGTGTATATCCACCGGAGTTCTTGTATTCCAAAATGCGTAAACAAGCCTCTCCAAATCTTCCGCCATTTAACTGGCTTGCATCCCATCTACCAAGAAAATAATTTTTATGAAGCTCTCCGAATTCTTCAACAAGATTATCTACCAGCTCAGAAGGCAAAGAAGATAACAGAGTACCTACCTTACTCATCTCCTTTATCACTAGAAGCACCTTTCTTCTTACTTTGAGGTTTTGCTCCTCGTTTAGTTCTATTTAAAATTTCTTTAACTTTCTCATGGCCACTTTCGCTCAATGCATATTCTTCATCATTAAGCACTCTTATCCAACCTTGGGACACAGCACTTTTTATAGAGTTAGAAAGATTCTTCCTATTATTTTTACTCCATCTATTAGGAGTCTTATATCGATCTATAATATCTTCTCTAGAAAAAGAATCTTTATTATCTCTAGAAATATTCTCAGCATAAACCGTTATCCATTCTGCTTCAGAGTTAGGCAACCCTTTTATAAATATCTCTCTTAGCGATATTTTTGCTGAGATATCTGAGATTAGTTTTTGTTCTCCCTTTTTTTCTTTATGAAGCATATCCTCCGAACCTTCAGGATAAGAATCTTGTATCTTTGAATTGCTGACAATTGGAATTAATTGATCTACTATCTGCCCCAAGCCCTCTTTCTTCAACTTCTCAAACTGAGACATGACTGTACTTTCTTCACCATCAAGGGCAATCTTGAAAGAACCTAGCTCAAAATTTATTTTTAAATTATTCATTTTTTGAATCTAAAAACTTCTCTCCGGTGGCTGTAAGCAGCCAAGTTTTTTTCTCATCTTTTGTACCTCCCTCCATAAAGAAACCTTTTTTGATATTTTTGTTTATCATGTCATTAATATTCGCCGGAGATGGCTCCCTGGCCGCTCGAAACTCACCCCTGAGATCGTCAACAGTAAATGATTCCCTTCCTTTGTACTTTTCTAAATAAGCTCCAAGAAATAAAGTTTTTTCGACCGCGGACTTGGGCCCTTTTTCCAAAAGATATTCCTTTGCAGATATTTGCTTAGTGGCGCTAACGGAGGGAACAGAGCCTTTGAATAAATTTTCTAGCGAAGACACTCTTTGCTCCAGATTTACGACGCGTTGTTCTAATGACTGATTACTGTCCATCTTTGCCTCCTTTATTTGAAGAATATTTCTCAAATAGTTCAGGCAACCTGTAATTTGGAATCATATATTTACCTTTTGTCGAGGCAATTACCCGCTTTTCTTTAGACAGTTTGTTTAATCCAGACTTAACTGACCCAACTGGCATAATCTTCAAGTCAATTAAACCTGTTTGTCCAAGACCCTCATTTTTCAAATCGTCAAGGTATGTAGCCCTGGCCTTTTCTGCCAGGAAAGATATCTCTAACTTATCTATATTGGAGAGTTTGAAGAACTCTGGTTTGAAATTTATGGATTTGCTTTCCAGATTCTCCCCCAATACCACATAAGGGCTTAACAAGCTAGCAAGTTTTTCCTGTTCGGCTGCCTGTATAGTACCGCTATCTTGGAATAATTTAGCGAGGGGACTTTCATCTTTCATAAGATTATTATTATCATTGTCAACTGAACATGTCAAGAACATAAAACTATCACCATGACATATGCAAAAAGCATTTATTTTTTGAACCTTACTGTCCGGATTCTGCAAATATTCTTGCTAGTTCATGCCCTGCAAAACATATTGCTAATCAATTTTTTATAGAGCTCGCACCGTTATATTTCACAAACTATAGCGAACATTTTGTGCAAAACAGTGTGCAAATGAGTTTTATAGAGTACTAACCAGGAACATCAAATCTTAGCATGATTGCTGAAAGTTCTTGAGAAGTCTCAATATAGACTATCGTAACAATATAGCCGTTAGTTGCTAAAGTAGAGATTATATCTAAGTTTGTATCTGATTTATTTACCCTATGGGTTATTTATATATGAACATATGTCTATCACATGGAGATAATTAGTTTATTTGTGCGATTTGAACCTTACTGTCCGGATTCTGCAAATATTCTTGCTAGTTCATGCCCTGTAGCAAAAGGGCCTTGGTGTTGTTCACCTTTCATCGATCTCCTTCATAATTCTATCTGTCTCCACTAAGGCCACAATCATCTTTTGGTAATGCTCAATATCTTCATTTGTAAGAATTCTGCCTTTTCTGTCTTTCAGCCACTTTTGTGCTGGCTGGTAGCCGCCGACCCAGAAGTTCCAGGCAACTTCTGGCACATTGCCAAAATATTGCTCACTATTTATATATACATTTCCGTCTTTATATTCCGGCTTCTCCACAGTATCGCTTCCTGCTACAGGAAAGGTTGTAATAAACTTATTTACTTTTGGCGATTCAAGCAAATGGAGCTCCCGTAGCTCTCGCCCCAGTTTTACCAGTTTATTAAATGTTTCCTTATCTTTAGGATACGGAACCCTAGGAAAATCAATCTTTAGAAATTCTTTATACTTTTTGCGATATTTTGGCGAGTGCAAAACTGCGTAAATGTAATCAAAAATATCTTCTGGAGTAGTCCTTCCGACAATATTTTCTATCTCATCAACTATATCTTTTTTTAGGTTTGGAGATTTTGTTCCGTCTTCGTGGTGAAGATAAAGTGGGAAAATATAATCTTGACCTTTATTCCCTAAGTAAAACGTGCCGTGACAAATAATCTTGTCAGTAACACCGACATGAGAATAGTCATCTCTAACTATTTGCCTGTTGGCAACTAGACCAATATTATCCTTTTGTACAAAATTTTGAGAAACTGTTTTCCTTGGATAAGCTAAAAAACCTTTAGAGTTGCCTGTGTATATTGTGAACCGAGTGTCAAATGGACGATATAAAATCTCTTCCACCAAATAATCATTTAGCAAATCATCTTTTGCCCACTTAATTTTCCAATCCCGTCCGTCTTCAGGCAAACTGTACTTTAATCTAATAGTTTCTGTATCAGAAGTAAGAAAGTCATTCACAATTTTATTTAGTTCATCTTTAGAAAAAGCTATGCAAACTTTATCTCTTTTTGTCTGTATGCCCGAGCTGTATAAAGTAAACATTTCGTTTATACCAAACCCTTCTTGGTAATCCCCTTGCAAAGAAAAGTCTTTGGGAGTGAAAAAGTAATATGGTTCCGTGATTTTGACTTTTTCCCATTTGATACTCTGGAGCACGTTTTTATTCAGGTACTCAAATTTTTCCTCTCGCTTTCCAATAAAGTCAAAATAGTAGATCTCCCCAAGTCCCTCATCTTTTGTTTCGTTTTTAACGAAAACATTTATAGAAACCCCCTGTTGAATGTCGAATACGTTTTCGTCAGTATCTCTTTTGGCATCTCCGTGGAGGTTGAGAACATAAATATCGTCAAAAATCTCTAGCAAATGCTTCCTCATTTGCCTATGGGTTACACCATCCACAAAAGAATTGTTAGTAATCATTGCCACTATTCCACTCCCGTTCTTTTCAACAAAGTGTTCAGCAAAACGGATAAACTTAATGTAGTCATCATCTAAATTAATTTTTCGTTCGTTGAGGTTTTCTTTGTAAACCTTAATTAAATCCTGTATCCATTTACCTTTATTAGACGAGCTCACGCTATAGGGAGGATTGCCAAGCACTACCATAATCGGCTTTTCATTTTTGATCTTTGCAGCTTCTTTTGCTTCCTCTGCAATACTTGCCCCGAAATCAAAAGCTAGGAGCTCGGGCTGATTACTCACTTCTTCAAGTGAATTTGTCAGATATATACCAAGACGCGCTTTGCCCGAACGGGTTTCATTGAAATACAAGAATCCTGTTTCCTTGAGCGCCATTGAGAGCTTCAAGTGAGCAATGGTATATGGAGCCATCATAAGCTCAAAACCATATAGCCTGGGGAGAAGTTCGTGATGGACATAGGTTGGCCAGCGGCCTTTTTGTCCATTATCAATTACTCGCGAATATATTTTTCCTATTACATCACTAATGAAAGTTCCTGTTCCGACTGCGGGGTCGAGAATTTGGACTTTATGGAGCCCATCCTTTGTTTTTGTGGTATCTGACAGGCCTCCGGCAAGGCCAAACTCTTTTTCAAGCAAATAGTCAACCGAGCGCACAATGAATTGAACAACAGGTAGCGGTGTGTAATAAGCACCCATTCTCTTCCTTAAAGCCTCATCGTATTCTTTCAAAAAATCTTCATAAAAATGAATAACTTGGTCCTGCCCTCTTTGTGTTCCTTTTTTAGAACTAACTTCAAAATGTTGCTTCATTAACTCAGCCACATCAGCATGGCTAAATACTTCACAAAGTTCGTCAACAATGTACGAAAGGCGTTTCTCAAAGTTTCTTCCCGCAATGTGATCAAAGAAATGACCCAGGAATGGATTTGATGCTGGAATTAAATCCCGTGCCTCCTGGCGTGTAAATGTATCCAAAGAGTCGTCATAAAAGCGTGCAACAAACAGACCATAAACTAAAGTCTGGGCGTACATATCTGCAAATGAATCAGTGTTTAAATCATGAACTAGAAGTCTTTTTATTGTTTCATAAACACTGAAAAGTTCGCTATTACCACCAGAATCAGAGGCAAGAATTTCTTTTATATTGTCACGTATTCTTTGAGCCTTACCTCCCATAATCTTTGCCAAATGTTTTCCAGATTTAATGGGTTCTTTGTGAGACCTTGTAAAATCTAGGAGTGTTTTTGCCAGATATTCATAATTTTCTGACCTTGGAGTGATTATCCTCGTTTTGATGTCATAACTTGCAATTTTTATTGGCTCACCATAGGTAACACCATTTCTATAAAACCTGAACTCTGCATAGTCAGACAAAACTAAATTGCTATAACCAAAATACCGCGACATTTGCTCAGATTGCTCAATCTTGTCCAGGGAAACTCCAAAATCCTTAACTTCAATATATAAAAGGGGTACATCGTTTTTCCTAATCACAAAGTCGGGTTTGTTACCACCCTTTGCTCTGTCGTCGTGGCCAATGTCACGAACATCCATCTCAGCAAAGATTTCTTTAAGCAAGTTTTCAAAAGGAGTTCTGTATCCATACTCGCTGGTTGTAGCGTGCGCAAATTTGGAAGTGATCCCCCCAATATACCTCTCAACTGTGTCTGTCATTTTGCCCAATTTTACCACTTTCAGCTTCAATATGACACGGGTTTAAAAGTGACTGATGATTTCTTTGAAGGTGTTAGTAAAAATTATGGAGTACCTTAAAAATCAAATAGCTTAGACAGACTAACCCCTAAAGCTCTAGCTATAGTGTAAGCAGTCTTGACCGAGATGTTTCTGCCTTGTTCAATATCCCAAAAGTAGGCTCTGTGGAGACCAGCCTTTTCAGCTAGCTCCTCTTGGGTTAATCCTTTATCCTTTCTAAGCCTCTCAATCCTTTCACCAAGCTTTTTGTAAAGAAAATTGTAATTCATAAAGCTAGGTATAGGGTACAAATTTGAAAGATATCTTTTTACCAGATATATCTAGCTTTTCTTTAAATTACGCGGTAATATCAACCTATATGAGAGAAGTATCGAATGGTGAACTGACTTCCGGACATTTTAATATTTTCCCAATATTAGAGTTTGTAGCAGATCATCCTGTAATGCCCACACCAAGTAGTGCCAGTCAAAAGGAGTTTAAAATAATAATCGATAATGTGGTAAAAGATGTTCCTGCGAAACCAGGCTGGTATTTCTGGGGCAAATTTAATGACATGGGGTGGTGGGAAACAATTTACTTAGGAAAAGCAGGTTGTAAAAAAACTTCCTCGTTAAATACACGTTTGTACGATGAAGTCCGGGAAGAATCCGTCGCCTTTTGGGCGTATGTTTTTGGGCGTGAACCTGTGATCAAACAACATAATTCTATGTATAACGGTAGGTACAGTCCCACGCGAAGTCTTAGAAAGAGTGGTGCGCAATTTGTTGTTTGGGTGGGAGTTGATACCACAATCAATGAGGAAGAAGTAAGTAGACAAGAAGAAATTTTAATCAAACACTACCGCCCTACTCACAATGCAGCTCGCTGGGGAAAAAACATTAAAAATGATAATCTCACCGATGAAATTGAAAATATCGTTGAAAAAGAATTGGAGAAGATAAAAAATGGATAAAAAAGAATTGGAAAAATTTCAGAAATCTCTTGATAGACCAAATAAATCCAGCCTTACTTTCAAGGAATTTTGCAAGAAGATGAAGATGGACTATTCGATAGGAACACATATCTTATACTTGGCTTATAGTGGCTCTGGGTTAACTTTTGCTAAGTGGAATAAATAAGCTCAAGGCTTGACAACTGTGTTATAGACCCTCATAATAACCTTAGCTACACAAGGTTCGGCCTCTTCTGTATTAGAGAACCCAGGTTTGAACGTAGAAATATTTTTTCTATGTCTCAAACAAAAAACAATCACTCTAACCCAAACTTAGTCTGGCACAACGAAAAACGTAAGGTCAAAGATTTAATTCCATATGACAAAAATCCTCGTCGCCTTACTGACAATGAGGCAACTCGCCTAAAGACAAGCCTTCTTAAATTCAATCTTGTTGAAATTCCTGCAATTGATATTGATAACAAAATTATAGCTGGACACCAGCGGATAAAAATAATGCTTCTTTTAAGTCGTGGTGATGAAGAAATTGATGTCAGGGTACCAAACAGAAAGCTTACTAATAAAGAATTTCAGGAATACAACCTGAGAAGCAATAAAAATACCGGAGAATGGGACTTTGACCTTCTGGCAGATTTAGATGAAACTCTTCTTTCCGAGATAGGTTTTTCCAGTGAGGAACTCGATGATATTTTTGAAATTGATATTACACCTGAGCAATTTGATTTGGAAAAGGAACTGCAAAAATTAGATATAAAAGAAATTAAGATTCAAAAAGGTGATACCTATGCCTTTGGAGACTCAAGGCTCATGTGTGGTGATTCAACCGTGGAAACAGACGTACTCAAGTTAATGGATGGTGAAAAGGCAGATATGTGCTTTACCGACCCTCCCTATATTTTGGACTATCTGCGAGGAAAGAAAAAATACAAAGGAGCAATTACAGGCTTTGGGGCCAAGAGGGACAGAAGATATTTGGAAACAGATGTATTGCCTCCGGATTTTACCGAATTGTGGATGAGTAACATTGCCAAGATTCAGAAACCTGATTTCTCAATTATCGTCTACGAAAATCCAAAAAATTTGAGAACTATTTGGAACGAACTAGAGAAACACTGGAAATACAGGAACACTATCATTTGGCATTTACCAAATAGGATGCAAGGGTTTGCCGCTAAGTATAAGTTCTTCAATAAGTATGACTTTGCAATGATCGGGACATCGGGGAAAGTATCTTTAAATACCAATACAGAAGACGAGCCCTTACTTCAAGAGGAATATGAAACTGCCCTATTTGCTACTTCAGGAAAGCCAACTTGGGAAAGTTATGAAAAAGGTAAAAAGTATTGTCCAACCGACTTTGTTGAATACAAAGCATCTGACGAGAAGTCCTCTGGTCAGGGAATAATATTTGGTACTAAGCCAATTGAAATACTTATTCCATATATTAAAGTCTTAACAAAAAGACATGATTTGATAATTGAGCCTTTCGGTGGATCCGGAAGCACTTTGATCGCTGCTGAAAAAATGAAAAGAAGATGTTACTTGATGGAAAAATCTCCAGTATATGCCGAGGTCATCAAAAGACGCTGGGAGAAATTAACTGGAGAGGAAGCAAAAAAAATATCATGAGTAACTCAATACTAAAAAGGCAAAACAGCAAAAAAGCAGCTTTGCTGGAGGAATTTAAGAAAACTCCGGTAGTGCAAGTTGCCTGTCAGAAAACAGGAATAAGTCGAGCGACGTACTATCGTTGGAAAAAGGAAGATGAAATTTTTTCAAAGGAAGCAGATACTGCTTTGGAAGAAGGTTCTTCATTTGTAAATGATATAGCAGAATCACAGTTGCTTTCTGCAATCAAAGAGCAGAACATGACAGCAATTATTTTCTGGCTCAAGCACCACCACAAAACATATGCGACAAAAGTAGAGATAACAACTCCAATCAAACAAATGGAGAAGCTGGACCCAGATCAGGAAAAACTAGTAAGAAAAGCGTTAGAGCTGGCATCGCTAATTCCAGAAGAAGGAAAGGAGGCAAAAAATGGAGGAATCCAAAATACACGAGAGACTCATAAATGACAGGTCTTTTCGCATACACCTTACAAGACGTAGTCATTTCTGGTTTTTTAATACCTATTTTCCTCATTATGTGGAGTTTAAAACAGCGGATTTTCAGAAAGAGATCTTCAATTTGACTCAGGACGAAAATGAAAAGTTCGTGGTAATTGTTGCGTTCAGAGGCTCAGCAAAATCCACGATAATGACACTTTCATATCCTATTTGGGCAATGGTTGGCGACCTAAACAAGAAATTTATAATCCTTCTCAGTCAAACTCAGCAACAAGCAAGACTGATACTTTCAAATATCAAGAAAGAGTTTGAAACAAATCCTGCACTTATGTCTGACTATGGACCGTTTGGCCAGGATGATGACGAATGGAGAGCAAATTCTTTAGTTCTTTCAAAATACAATACTAGAATTACTGCAATCTCCAGTGGCGAAAGTATTAGAGGCCTTAGACACTTACAAAACAGACCTGACTTAATAATCTGTGATGATGTCGAAGACTTAAACTCGGTTAAAACCAGAGAGGGGCGCAATAAATCACATGAATGGTTAAATGGTGATGTCATCCCCGCAGGTGGCCCGAATACAAAATACGTCATTATCGGTAATTTACTACATGAGGATTCCTTGATGATGAGGTTAAAAAATCGAATAATTAATAATAAGTTAGATGGAATATACAAAGAATACCCTTTAATTAAAGATGGCAAAATTCTCTGGCCTGGAAAATTTCCAGATAAGAAGTCAATAAAAGAACAAAAACTTAAAATTGCAAGTGAGTCTGCATGGTCACGCGAGTTTTTGTTGACAATAATATCCGACGAAGACAGGATAGTTCTTCCTGAATGGGTACAATACTATGATGGAAAACCCAAAGGAAATGAGTTCATACATACATTAACCGGTGTTGACCTTGCAATATCCGAGAAGGATACAGCTGATTACACAGCCATGGTATCTGCAACTATTTATGACTATTCTGAGAAAAGAAAAATTTTCATCCTTCCCAATCCCATAAACAAACGATTGTCCTTTCCCGATGCGATTGAAGCGGCTAAAAATTTATCTATCTCTTTAGGAGAAGGAACTCCAACAAAACTACTTATTGAAGAAGTTGCGTATCAATCTGCTTTTACACAACAATTGGAGCAAAAAGAAATACCAGCTGAAGGAGTAAAACTTAAAGGCAGCGACAAAAGAGCACGATTGTCTTTGACCACTCACATGATAAGAACGGGTAAGATTTTATTTCCGAGGAAGGGTGCAGAAAGACTGATAGAGCAACTTGTTTGTTTTGGAATCGAGAAACACGACGACTTAGCAGATGCTTTCTCAATATTAATAATATATCTAATCTCACAAAAATATATTAGTCCTCAAGCATTTTTCGCTAATCTAGAGCCACCTCCCGCAAGAGGTCCTAGTTTTATTGATTTAGCAAACAAAGGATTTTTCGACTAGACTTCCCCAACCGTTGCGGTATTCTCCCTTTTGATGGAGATAGGCCAACCAATACAATATTGCCTTTATGCAAGAAAATCTTCTGAAAGCGATGAGCGTCAAGCGATGTCTATTGAATCCCAAGTTAACGAAATGTCACAGTTGGCGCGTAAAGAAGGATTGTTTATTAAGAACATTTATAGAGAAAGCCACTCAGCAAAAACATCAGGCACACGGCCACTGTTAATGCAATTAATTAGCGATATAAGAAATGGTGAATACAACGGAATTTTAACCTGGGCACCAGATAGGCTTTCTCGAAATGCTGGAGATTTGGGGATGTTGGTTGACTTAATGGATCAAGAAAAATTGGTTCAAATAAAGACATTCTCACAAATGTTTTCAAATAACCCTAATGAAAAGTTTTTGTTAATGATTCTTTGTTCCCAGGCTAAACTTGAAAATGATCAAAAAGGAATAAATGTTAAGCGTGGAATTAGAGCGAAATGTGATCAAGGGTGGCGACCAGGAGTTGCTCCACTTGGTTATTACAACAGAGCTTTCGCAGGCACTAAGGATATTGTTGTAGATCCTGAGCGTGGGCCACTGGTAAAGGAAATGTTTGAGAAAGCGGCGTATAACAAAGACTCCGGAAGAAAAATAAAACTATGGTTAGCAGAAAAAGGATTTACAAACAGAACTGGCACAACAGTCAGCTTAAGCCAAGTCTACTTAATGCTCAAAAATCCATTTTACTACGGGGAGTTTGAATACCCTGTAGGCAGTGGTACCTGGTATACGGGTAAACATAAACCATTAATTACAAAGACTCTCTTTAATAAAGTTCAAGAAAAGCTGAAAGTACCTGAGAAATCAAAATGGGGAGCTAAATCATTTACCTATAAAGGAATTTTTAAATGCGCAAACTGTAAAGCAAGTGTAGTGGCAGAAGAAAGATACAGAAAGCGAAAATACGGCAGGCAACCTAGACATCATATCTACTACCATTGCTCACGCCAAAAAGACTACAAATGCAAAGAGCCATATGTCACGGAGAAAAAGTTAGAAGAAAGTATTTATAGATTCATCAACTTTGTGTATATAAATCATCCGAAAAACATTAAGTTGACTAAAAGCTTAAGGGAGGATATGGGAAAATACAAAGAAGTTAGAGATCAGATACTTCTTCAACAAAACATAGATCCCGACTCACAAATATGGGATGTTAGAGATTATGCCAAGCACATTCTTTCAAGCGGGGACTCCAAAAAGAAGAGAGAACTACTAAATATGTTTGATTATCAGTTTTATCTTCAAAATGCCAGAGTTACTACACTTAGAGCTCATTAACTACTAACCTTGCGGTATAATATGCTCATGAAACTACACAAAAGTTGGAGGTTCTTGATCTTGGGTCTGTTTATTATTCTGGTCTCCCCGTTATTGCTACAACGCATGTTGATGAAGTCTGAAGACAAATTTGCCGCTCCAAAAGAAAATGCGCAAACAGTACAATTTCAGGTTGGAAAAAGTGCTACTTTGGACGGAATTGCAAATAATCTTGTTTATTATGGATTTATTAAAGACGAAAATGCTTTCAAAGAAGCAGTTTTAAAAAGCAAAGATAACTTAGAAGGTCGCGAAGGTGCAATAGTTTTAGAAAATGGCAACAGTATTAATACTCAGGCTGCCTACAATATTTCTCAAAGCATGACCGCGTGGGAAATTGCTTCAATTTTATTAAATGAAGGCGAAAAGGAATCATGCACTCATGGATGTCCGCCAGGACTATTTTATCCTGAAGTTCTCCCAGGAGGAGAGATGGCACCAACTTTGCAGGAACAATACAGATGGGTGGAAAATTATGAAGACTGCGTTAAGGCTGGTGGGCAAACATATTCAGAACAATATTTAGAAAAAACAGGTGGACCTGATCACTGTGTTTCTCCAGACGGAGAAAAAGAATTTATTAAAGGAGAAGAAGGCTGGGAAAAAGCGGTAGGCGGCTAA